TGCTTCACGCTCTCCAGCTCGTACCGCATAGCATCGAGGTTTGGTGAAACGGTGACTCGCTCTTTAGTGTAGCCCACGGGCTTGACCGCGCCGCCCTTAGCCATGTGGACCTTGCGCGCCACAATGCCGTGGCCAACGTCCCTTTCGCTCTCATAGCGCTCTGGATCGTGCATTGGGTACAGGTGCTTGGTTTCGCTGGCAATGTCAAATGCTGATCCCTCCGGCACCAGATGGTGCTGCTCCATCTCGCGGAACTTTTTGCGGTTAACGACCATGGGCTCACCGACGGTGACCGCGCCTATGGCCTTGGCCGGACCATCACCGGTGCGCACTATGGATACCCGCTTGCCAACATAAGGGCGCAGCGTGTCGCCGTTGCGGGACTCGTAGGTTTTTTTGCCATCGACGATCAGATCGGCGTATTGCAGGTTTGCCTTTTTGTCCGACCGAACATTGATGCCCATTGCCGGTCCGCCAGCGTGGATGTCACCGCCTTTGGCGTAGTTCTCGCGCTTGCCGTAGGTGGGCTTGTGCGCCAATACCAGCGGGCCAATCTGCACCACGTGGGCGGAATGGGTGACCGGCTTCATGGTCTTGCGGTCGTAAAAAAACCCATGCCTGCGTGGGTCAAAGCCGACTTGCGCGTAGTCCGGGTGGTTCAAGTAGGCTTTCATGTGATCCACGGCTTCGTCTTCGCTCATGTGGTGCAGATCGCCTTTGATGCGGGCAAACGATGATTTGCCCTTCTCCCCCATTCCAACCTCTTCGGCCTTGTGCGGAGTGGGATCGAACACGGCGTTTTTGACCGACGACACGGGGCCGTACGCAACCTTCAGGTTGTCGTCGCCTTTGCCCTCTTCGTCGTGGACCGAATTGACCCACACACCATGGCTCTCGTAGGCCGGGATGTCCAAGCGCAATCCGACCTTGCGGCCCGCTGGCCACTGCTCATGGCCGCGCCACTTTGGCTTTTGCGCAGGTTTTAGCGCCCGTTCTGCGTCCTCGTCCGTTGCGGGCTGCGGCACAAACTCGTAGGGCTTGATGGGCTTGTGCTTGGCAATCAGCTTGTCGAGCTGCTTATGCGTCGTAGTGCCCGCAGCAACGCCACGTATGGCCGCCTCCAGCTCCGGGTGCTTGCGTTGCAGGTTGGGGTCGTAGTTAGTCGGCTTGACCTCAACCTCGCCGCCCTTGGCGTACAGCGGCACGCCGTTCTTGGTCACGTCTTCGCGCATCTTTGGGGTGATGGGGAAGTGGTGGACGGGTACGGGTTTATTGTGTTCTTTCAATTTTTGAGCAATGTATCGTCCAGCCCCAATATCGCCGCTTCGCATCGCGTCATGTACCCCGCCGGGGAATTGCGCTATGACATCATCTTCCGTCATCCGATTGACAGGCATGTGCATAGCACCAACCTGTGCGCCGTACTTCTTGCCAAACTGGTTTAGAAAGCTGGGGATTATCTTGTCGTAGAAGCCCTTCATGCCTTCACCACCAACCTTGATGTTGTCACCACGCAAAATTCGTGACGGGCCTTCCCATTCTGATTTAATCAATTTTTCAGCAACATCTTTTCCAATATATTTTTCAAGGTCTTCAGGAGCAACGTTGTTTTCATGAACTACTGCGTTGCCCTCGTGGTCAAAAGCCATCAATTGTTTGGTAGCCGGTGTGTAAGCGATTTGTCCTACTTGTTTGGCCAAGCTGTAGCGATCCGCCTGCTCCGCGCCCGGCGTGATGGCAATGGCATCGTAACCGCTCTTTGCAGCATGGTGGATCATCTTCTTGAGCGCCATCTCGTGCCAGTTCTTCTTGAACGGGGCGTTGGGTATGCCTGAAATTTTTTTTATTAACTCCTTGTATCTAACTTTATTTTTAGGATGGTAAAACTCAATTGAAGGTAAATTTTTAATGTTCTCATATTCTTTTTTTTCTTCCGGCGTTAAATCTTCCGCATACCCTTCATTGCGCCCCTGCTGATGCCAATCGGATTGCAGCTCTTCAATATGAAAAATCTTTTCGCCGTTGGGGCCGGTGCGATCCTTGGCGCGTACGCTGGCCAGTATGTTGGGCGTGCCACCAAAGTGGTGTTCCACGCCTTCAAATTTTCCTTTTGGATGTCGCAGCACAAATTCGCGGTAGTTTTCACCACCGGGCAATGTGTAATGCTCGTGGTGCGGCGTCTGAAGCATGCGCGTTTCCGGCGTTACCGGTGGTTTGTTTTTCAACGCCTCCAAGAACTGCGCCCGCTCCATCTTGGGCAGGTTCACCAGCGCCTGCAGCCCACGGTCCTCGACTTCTTGCGCTTTGTAGCCGGGCATCTTGCTTAGCTCAGTCATAAACTCCGAGCCGGTCCCCTTGGGACGGGGCAGCGTCTGGGCCAGCCGGTCGATAGGGGAGTAGAAGCTCACAGTGGGCGCTCCGTCATTTGGATGTCATGGGTCGATCCACCGCGTTTCATGCTCAGGTCGTCCTTGGTCGTGTCATAGGTCCCACGGTTGCCAATGGCGCTCTTGATCATGCGGGGGTTCCAATGCACGACTTCGGTCAGTTTGCCGTCGCGGTACTGCATGATGGCGTCGTGACCAGCGGCTTGCGCCCGGGTTTTCACCTGATTGCCAATACCGCCTTTTTCCTCGTAAGCCTTCTCCACAATCTTGTTGGCTTTGTCCCGGTCAACGCCTAACTGCGTCAGCGCAAGGATCATGGGATCTTCAGCGCCCTTGGAATGCAGCACGAGCGGGTTCAGAATGCGGGCGTGGACCGGGAGCATGTTGCCACCTTGCTGCGATGGCAGGACATTGCCGGAGTCTCGCTGCCTCAAAGCCTTGAGCCCGGTGTCATGATGGTGCTCGTTTGCCAGCATGGACAAGATTGCATCGTCGTTCGGAATGCCGCTGTATCCGCTTGCATGAGATGCGTCAGGGGTCAGATATACCCCAGCTCCTAACGCGCCCTCCTTGCTGGGTTTAAAGCGGCGGATAGCCTCATTGCCTTTGCCGCCCTCGGTCGCAGTCGTGCCGTGATACAGGCGCATGGGCGTGTGGCTACCCTCAAGCAACTTTCCCAACGCTTTCCGCATATCCTCCACCGGCGGCTGGCCACCTCCGGCCATTTTGGGCATGGTTGGCCCGGGGCGTTGCGGCATGGCCTGCGGGTTCGGCCGCATGGCCTGCATGGCTTGGCCTTGGGGCGTCAGGGCAAGAATATTGCTCTGGGGCTGGCCGGGCCTTGGTGGAGGCGCTCCGGGCGCTCCGGGTGGCGGCATACCAGCTTGGGGCGGCTGTCCCGGCATTGGAGGCTGTCCGGGCGGCGGTCCACCTTGCGGCTGGCCGGGCTGCATGGGCATCATCTGGTTGCCGGGCGTCAATGGCTGGAAGTCCACGCCGCCAATGGGCAAGCCCTCACCGTTGCCGCCGTTGGGCGACACGAATGCCTTGATGGGCAGGTCGGGTGCCTCGTTAACACCGACGTCCTTAATGTTCATCAAGTTGGGTGCCTTGCGCAGCATCAGGCTGGCTAGCATGGTGTCCTTGTCGGGCTCCACGCTTCCGCCGTCAGCATATTCAACAGCTCCGCCTTCTGCCTTGCCAGCATAGGCTTTGCCGGTCAACAGTAGGTCGCGGGCGGTCTCAGGTGTAACGCCAAGTCGGTGCGCGGTCATCATAATGTTGCGGGCCAACAGCTCTAACTTGCCTGCGCCAATCGGTGTGTCCACGCCGGTCTGCGGTGCGAACGTGCCCCATGAGCGAGCCTGAGCCGGGCCGGACTCAAGTCCGAGCTTGGCGGCGATCTGTTCACGCCACCACGGCGCAAGCAAAGTCATTTCAGGATTAGTCACGCTTGCCCCGGGAATTGCCTCTCGACCCTTTACCATTTTGCGGTTGCGAGTATCGGCCAATCCGACGCCACGGCTCCAATGTGCGTCACCAACGGGAGTTTCCGTTTGGAAACCTGTCTCCGGTACACCGCTGGATTTGATGTAGAGCGGCACCTTGGGCGTTTTCATGGTCATCTGACCAGATGTCAGGTACTTGTCCATCGGTCCGGCTTGGGCGGTCTTGTGGTAAGCATGGCCGGGCACGTTGCGGATGTCTGCCGGAAAGCTGCGGGTGCGCTTGTCCTCGGCTTTACCGGCGTGCTTCAGAAAATCGGCAAAGCGCCCTTGCGTGCTCATCATGTAGGCCGCTGTTCCACGCGGAATCTCGGTCATAACTTCGCTGGCCGGGGATGCCATGCCCATTAGGTGGTTGAGTTTGTCGTACTCTCGTATGGCGTTTTCCTTGCCAATGAGCTGCGCCATGCGCTGGAAAACCGGGTCCATGATGTACCACGGGTCCATGCCTTGGATCAGCGCGTGGTGCTTCTCCGCCTCGCTTAGCACATCAATAATGCGTTTCTCGTTCTCGGGCGTCATCACCTTGGCGGCGGCTTCAGATCCTCGCGGCTTGGCTGCGGCACCGGGAAGGGTGCCCGGCAGGTTGCCTTTACGGCCCTTGCCCATCTGGAACAGGTCTTCGCGGGTGACGCCAAAAAGGCGCTTGAGCGATGGGTCCTCGGGCTCCACGCGGGCAGCGGCCTCGGCGGCGATGTCCTTGGGGTTTTTGTAGATGCCGGGGAAGGCCATGCGCTGCGGATTGCGCACAGTCTGCACCTTGGGGTTGAGCATGGCCTTGGACTCGGCCACGCGCCTGCTGTCTTGTACGTCGTCGTTGTCAAATTCTGAGTCTGCCACGGTGCCTCCTTGGGCGTAGCTAAGTCCGGCTTCGTGGGCTCGGGCGGGGTCGAATGCGGCAAAGCGCGAACGGACTTGTGCGGGGTCTTTGACAATATAAGACTTCGAACCAAACTCTTTGTCATTAATCGCTTTATGTTTTGCAAGCATAACCGGATAAGAAACATCCCCAAACATGTACCCGCGTGAATCTTTATTGGTCAAATCTCTATCCGAAAACCAATGACCACTCATAGCAGATTTAACCGCTTTTGAATCGTTGCCGGTATTGCGCCTTGTATTTTCCCCAAGTTTTAAATTATCAAAGGCGTGTATGTCCGCATCACTCGCGTGATACGCCGGTGTCTTAAACCCCATGGCCCGCGCCCGGTCTTCCGGGGTGTTGCGCTCGTGCAGGCCCAACATGCGGATGGCGTTGAGCCGAGCCAGTTCGAGGGCTTCGGACTGCGGGTACTTGGGTTTAGCCATGGCTCGGTCCTGTAAGGTTTCTTGCATTTTATACCGCATAGGGGTTTTCGGCCTTGCGCGGGTTGGCGTCGGCGTAATCGTCCTCGTCCACCCACTCCTTGGGGAAGTCGATGGTCAGCCACCCGGCGTCGCGCAGGTAGCGCAGGGCTTGGCTCATGGCGTCCACAAAGTCGTCGTGGGCTGTTTCCGGGAACGAGCAGACCTGACTGACCATGCCCTCGGCCCAGTCCCGCACAAACCCTTTGCGCTTGCTGGACTCCGGCACCCAGACCCGCCCGGCCTTGATGATGTTGGACACAATGCTCAGGCGCTGGATCTTGTCGGCCTTGCCCGGGTTCCACGGGATCACCGGCAGGCCAGCCCGGCGCAGGTCTTGGATCAAGCTGATACCGGCGCTCTTGTCCTCGATCAGCAGGACGTCCACGCGCTTCTTCTCCCGGCCATCGCCGTAGACCGTCTCGTACTCGTCCACGATCCGGGGCCGCAGGTCGGGGTACTGCAGCCGGTCCTGCCAGCAGTCGATCACCATCACGCACATGCCGCCGTCGGTGGGCTTGAAAACCCCAAAGGTTATGTGAGCGGTCGGATCGTTCTGGGTCTTTTCGCTGGTGGCCACGTCCATGGACTGCACGATGTACTCGAACTTTGGAAACTCCCGGCCATCAGGCCACAGGCGGAACCAGTCCCGCTTGACGATGCCGCCTTCTTCGGGGTCGATGATCTCCGCATGGATCTCCTGCCGCCCGAGGTTCGTGCCCTCATAGCTCAAGATCTGCTTTTTAAACGACGGCGCGAGGTTGTCGATGTTGCTGTACGTGCTGGCGCGGGTGATGACCACGTCGTCGCCTTCCCGGGCGATCAGGTCCATCACGACGTCCTTGGGCTTGGGCGTGGTGGAGGCAATCAACCGAGTGTGCTTGCCCAGCCGGATGCCGAACTGGATCATGTCCCAGCTCTCCTGCAGGTACTCCCATGCAGCCAGCTCGTCTAGCCACCCACCGTGGAACTGCGGTCCCCGGAAACGCTCGGGCTCGGACGCCGGGATGCCCTTAATGAGCGAGCCGTTGATCAAGATCAGCTCATGCAAAGATTTGTTGTAGTCCTTGATCAGCTCCGGCGGGATGACGGACATCAGGCCCGAGTCGCCCTCAAAGCAGGTTGCCCGCAGGTCGCTCGATGTTGGGGCAGATACCAGCCATCGGGTATTCGGTTGCTCCCATGCCCACCATGCGAGGTTCTCTGCGGCCGACCGGGTCTTACCGGCTCCGCGGCCTGCACACATCAGCCAGACGGACCACCAGTCGCCCGCGGGCTCGATCTGGTGCCTATGGGCGGTCATGATCCACTTAGCCCGCCATGCGAACGCAATGCGATGGCTTTCCGGTAGCTGTGCGAACTGCTCCCGGAGCTTGGGGTCGCGCAGGATGTCAGCTAGATTGCCCATCGTATTGGCTTCGGGCTTTATAGCGTGCTATGTATGCTTTTACTTCGGGATCGTTTTCATACGCGGGCAAAGCGCTTTCGTCTGCTATTTCTTGGTCAAACTCCAGCGCGTGCTGGTTGGCCAAGCGCAATAACGCGGTGTTTAGTTCTGCGGTTGTTTTCATTATCGATATTCGGTCAGCTAGGTTGCCCATCGAGCTTGGCCATCGACATGTACTTCAGGACCTCACCGAACACGTCGAAGCTGGTCTCGACCACCAGCGGGTTTTTGTCGTCACCAGCCACCACGGTCCGGTTGCCATACTTAGAGGGATCCCAGCAGGCCAGCAACTTTAGTCGGGTCTCGATGCGCAGCTTGCGGTGGCCAAGCATGTCCTCAATGGTCACCCGGCTGCCTTTATCGTCCAGCACCTCAGTCTGGCCAAGGTGAAAGTTGTCGGCGATCTCCAGCGTTTCCTCGGCCATTGCTTGATATCCGGCCTCTCGCGCACGCGTGACCTGTGCGGATAATTCTTTGTCGCGGGCCAACCAATCGTAGAACGTCCGCCACTCAGGCATGTGCTCATCCCTACAGATTTTTCGTAGTGGCTCTCCGTCACTTAGGCGCATGCAGATCTCTGCTGCAAGCTCTGGGGTGTATTTGCTTGGGCGGCCAATCTTCTTTTTCGGGGCTACAAGCGTGATATCGGTCACCACAGGTAGGTTGCCCTCAACTTGGTCGTTTGGAGGCTTCTGGAGCCGTTTTTGGGGCTTGGCGGTAGTTTCTGGCATGGTTAGTCCTTATTCCTATTCGCCAGCAGTTTAACTTACTCTTGCGATGTACCCATCACCCGGCGTTCCATGGCTTTGTTCGCAATCTTGAGGCTTTTGATCTCCTCTTTCTGGCGCTCCACGGTGCTGGTCAGGTGTTGTATCCGGCTCATGGCGCTGTCGATCCAGTTCGATACCTCGGCTGGCATGTTGTAAACCTTATCGGTTTTTGCGGGCTCGATTTTAATCTCGGGCAAAACCTTTGTGGTTTTCTTTGTAGTTGCCATCTGAGTCACCTCATTAAATTTGGCAGCCACGACATGCAGGCCACGAACAAAAAGAACATCGCCGCTATGAGCAGCTTGTCGCTGGTAGTTTCACTTTGCATTATATCTTTTTCCTCTTGTTAATGATGGATTGCGCCCATGGAACTACGAATTCGTTGTATGGGATTGGGATCTGTGGCTCATGGTAGAACTTTCGGATGTTGAGCGTTTGCTCGACTTGAAATTTCTCAGGCTCTGCCATCCGTATGGCACGGATCAGGTCATCCAGCTCAGGCCGGGCTAAGTGCATATCCTCCCGTTTAGGCCGGGCAATTTCTTTCAGCATTTTTTGGTGTTGTTCACGTAACATTGTTTAACTCCTATGTCATTGCGTACATTGCCCAGTGCAAGTCGTTTGGCTTGGGCGTGTTTTTTTTGAGGATCTTTTCTGCCTTGCAATAGTCGGATTTGTATTGCACTGCCAGTTTGTAGTCGCCGTTGACCACTCAAAACGGCACCCGCATCATGGCGCTGCTTAAAGCAGCCTTCAATTTGTCAATTTGCTCTTTTTCTTCGGCGCTCATGCGTTCTCCTCCAAAACAATCCGCTCAAGCACCATCACAGCATTGGCGATGTCTTCCACCAGATAGTCGGGAAGCCTTCTGCTGTCGGGCTGGCTAAATGCCCAAGACTCCAATGCGCTCAACAGCTTGATGATGCGCAGGGCTTCTGTTTTATTCATGTGTTCTTCTCCTTGAGTTTGGCTTCAAGCATGGATGCAAATTCCTGTGGCCCCATTCGTTTGTGATAAGTGTCGTGTATTTCTTGCACTTCTTTCTGCGTCAGCCCTACCCACTTGCGCTGTGGTGGGGTGGTGTCATCAAGCAAATCCTTCATTTCTAGGAACTTTTCAAGCATCAGTTTTGGCTTTTCTATTGCGCACACAGGCTTCTGCAACTTGTCCGCAGCCATAGCTTGCTTAGCCTTAAACCCACCGCCTTGTCTGCGTTCCAATTCCTCAAACGCTTCGTCTTCAGGTGTTTTCATAACATTCCATTTCGTAAAGTTATGCAAGTGCCTTCGATCAGGGTGATCGTTGCGTCGCCCTTGGCGACCATCTTGCGTAAGCTGTCCTTCTGCGCGTCCACCGCGCTGCGGCACTGCTGCTCGGATTTGTACCAGATCTGCGCTTGCATGAACTCACAGTTGTTGTTCATGCAGACGAACAGGATCGGTATGAAGATGGTCTGGATCATGCGATCAGCCCCCACACAACGCTGCCCACCACGGACACAAACAGCAGGAAGAAAAGTATGGCGACCACAGTCTTCAACAGGTCGAAGAAAAATTCGCCACCGGAATCGTCATCGTCGTTCACTTTCCATCCTCCTCAATCAAGGCCGCAATGCGCTTGCGGTCACGCTGTAGGGCTTCCAACGTCCGCGTCTGTACGGGCATGGATGAGCCAGCCAGCACCAGTTCAATGCACCGCGCCCGCATTCGCCCTTCAACAATATTGCCAAACTTCACCCAAGCGTTATCCATCACCCAGTTTTCCATACCGCCTTCGTGTAGGCCAATGTCGGTACAGATTCGCATTGCTTCTTCGTTAGTCATTTGGTCTCCTTGCTTGAAATATTTCTGCGCTCCACGCATCAAGAATGCGGGCTTTGGCCTCTTCGCGCTCTTTCGGTGGGTAGATGTCGGCAACAACATCCTCCAATGTTTTCAACACCGACTCTGCCATCTGCTGTGGTGTAAGTATCATTTCTTCTTCCTCACGACAAGCATTGCGTCTGCCATTAGCTGTGTGGCATGAGCTAGTTCAACATCCCCTACTGACTTAGGAAGGTTTCCACCTGAAAGCATTCCAAGCAACGCAACCCCAGCGTAATAATCGTGCAGGGTCATGTCCTTGGCAAAGCCGCCTGTCTTGCTCATCCATGTGGGGTCGATGGGTGTGGTGTCTTCTTTCATAGTCAAAAATCCTTTTACTTGTTTATTAACGCGTTCACCCAATTCTTCCAATTGCTTTTTGTCTTTGAATTCGGGGCTAAGTGAAAGTCCTATTTCTGCCAACTTTTCAACAATTTCTTCTAAACATTTTTTACCAAAAGTAGGCAATTTCAATAAGTCGCGTTTTGACATTTTGGTGAGTTCGGCCAAATTTTGAATGCCATTTCGATATAAAGCGTAATAGCAACGCATTGTTATAGGCAAATCTAAAAGTTCATCATCCGTTTTCATACCTGCTCCTTCAGTTCAGTTATTCGTACCTTCAACCGTTTGATCCGGGCATCGTTGTAGTCCACCATACTGAGGGCATATTCCATTGCGCTCTCAGCCTCCAGCTTGGCACGTTGGGCCTGCATCAGCTCACGCGCCGCCATCTCCAGCGGGGACGGCGTGGCGAACAAGCGCTTCATCATGGCGATCATTTGCGGCACTCCTTGGTGAACACGGCCAGCACGTTCCCGCACGGCGGGCAGATGGTCATATAGCCGACCCAAAAAAATACGACCGTGACGGTGCAGCTCAGGCCAATCAGGGCAAATATGGTCTCGATCAATTTCATAACATCACCCCGCTTCGTTTTGCCTGCCTAGAGGGCCTTCCGCCAAACTTCAGGACCTCCCACGAGTTCCTGCGGCATGTACCGGCTTTGATCATCTTGTTCTGGTATTCCATGGTGCAGTCGTCGCAGATGGCCAATGTGTCCCCGGCCATCTTGGCCAGCTCTTTCCACTCGACAAACTGCTCCTCGGAAAAGCATCTCGGTATGTCGTAATACGTCACGGGAAAAAATATGCGGTGTGCTTTGGTCATGATCAATGCTTCAGGTAGTCCAAAAGGCGCGCTAGGATCACAGTGTGCTCGTCGTAGGGGTGATGGCTCATCTGGTCCTCAAAAGCGCTCAGGATGAACGCTACGCCCGCTTCAAAGCCCTTTTCGTACTCCGATGGGGGTGGCGCTGGCTTAACGCAGTTGCCATGCTCGGCGGTGAACATGTCCATGTGGCCAATCAAGTCGTTGATGGGCAAAGGCATCTTGGGCGGCGACTGGGTAGCACCACAGTGCTGGCACTCGTACGTGCCGGTTACGGTGTTGATGACGACGTGATCAAATTTCATTTTGGGCATCCTTATCCTTCGTATATGGACATGCGTCCGGGGTTTTGCCATTCGGCAAACAATCCAAATTTTTGCAGAGCTGCATCCATTACGGGGTTAGTGTTTTCCCCACCCCACTGATGGTGGTCGGAGTAATAATTGATCCACTTGTAGCTCTCGGGTTCTTCGCCAGATATGCTGAAGTTGCCGTTGTCTTCACAATGCTCGTAGACCGGCACGCCCATTTTCTTCAGCAGGTTGTACGCCTTGATGTACTTGCGTTTCATGCCGTCACCTCTTTTGCCAAAATTGCCTGCAGGCCCTTGAGCATGGTCTCGGCTTCGGTGCGTGTCAGCGTGGTGTGCATGCTTGAGCCGCGTGCCTGCAACCCCAGCCACACGCCACCGTCATCCCACTCGTCAACGCTGATTCGTACATTTTCACGGGTGTAGATTGTTGTTTCGATATCGTTCATATTTATTCCTTAAAAGTTGTAGTCGTAAAATTTCACAGGCTTTTCGTTCAAGCGGAACTTGCGGCCATGAGCATCCTTCCAGCCCTGCTTGCCGAGGCGGATGCGCAGAACTTGATTGGTAAAGTTGCTCACGATGTTCCAGCGCTGGTCGCATTGGTTGGAGCAGTGGGCGGCAAAGCCACCAACGTGGAATTCGAGTTTGACGCTGTCATCGCGCTTGGCATCCATCTCGCGCACTTCGATGGTCTTGTCGTTGACGACGCGGACCACCTCGTAAGGTGTAACGTCGCTGTAGCTGTAATGGTTCGCATAGTTCATTTTTAGGTCCTAGTGGTTGGTTGCTGACGTTTCAATTATTACTCTAAATTACAGTAAATTGCGCTTTGCTTTGTAAAAATTGTGTAAAGACTACAGAGTTGTAAACCGGCCAAGGATGCTGGCCATGTTGGTCGGCGTGTTGTCCGCGTCCCACTTGGGCAGGTCTTCTGGCCACTGCAGCATGCGGGCGAGGGCTTGGTAGTCCTTCTCGGTCA